TGCAATTTTAATTTGAAAGGCTGTAAACTCTGAAATACCACTTGCACTATATTTGTATTCTTTGAAATCACCATTTGATTCTGCTGGTGCAACTGTAGTGTCTTCACTACCGTCACCGTTAAATGGTACCCAATTTAAATCTTTAATATCTCTAACTTCTTCGGATGAAGTTGCTCTGTAATAAACTTCTACCTCTGCGTCTGACCTTACATTTGAAGTCAATCTTATTTCAACTGCTGTAGATGGATTGTCCAATACTACAGGTCTTGTACAGTAAATAGCTGCTGTTGAAGAACCACTTGATTGTTCATCATCTTTAAAATTAGGATGATTAATAGAAGTAGGACTATTCAATCTGTTTTGAACTGTAATCATACTAACTCTTTGTGTATCAATTACAGGAGATAATTTTGTATTTGAAGTTGTTAATGAACAAGTTACAAATAATGATTTATTTCCAGACATTTCGTTTGTTTGGTTAATATCACTTGCAACCATTTGAGGAACTTCAAAGTAAATATTATCATTCGCAATTACATTAATAGCACTTGCACTAGGTGTTAAAGTAAATTCTGTTTCTGAACCATGTACTGATTTACCTGATGTAGGTCTAATCGCATAACCAATGTTTGTATCTGGTACAGTCATAGTTTGAATGTTCAACATAGAAACATCATATAATCTATTTTGTGTTGCAACTACATTTGAACCACCTGTATCACCTGAAGATGTAGCAGTTGAACTATCTGCAATTTGAACATCATAACTATCAAGTGTGATATTTGTTAATGATGTATATGTTCCGTTAATAGATGAACCTGTAATACCATTAAAGTCTGTACTTGCTTCAAATCCAGAAAGTGTTACATTGTTTGTTACACCGTGCATACCGTGATTTGGATGGAATACTCTGATTACATCTGAACCACTTGTTGTTCTAATTGGATTTAATTTTAATGTTCTACTTGGTAAAGTATCATTTGTGAAAGTAACATTACCAGTTACATTTTCAAATTCTGCTCTCTTCATTTTAAATTTAATGTCTTCATTCTGTTCAGCAGTCCAAGTTGAACCGTTTTGAGATTTGAATAATACACCAGCATAAGGTTGTGACGATATTGTTCTATCAGAACCTAAATTAGTTTGGCCTACTCTCGACACATAAACATTATACTCTTGTGAGTTAGCTAATAATACAAATGCATACTCTGTATTTTCTTGTATGAATACAGGACTAGGGAATGTAAATGTTGTTGCAACTGTAGCGTCTGTACTAGTTGTCACAGCAGATGGATTTATTGACACCTCTGAAAATGGTAAAATGTTTGTAGATGGATAACCATTCTTAACTTCTCTAATTTGTAAAGTTACAGGAACTTGTGAATCACCTGTTTCTGGTTTAGATTGAAAGTAAACATCAAGTGAAGTAACAAATACTCCACCCTTATCATCTACTAAGAATGTTTGAGCAAGTGGATCCCACCAACCAACTTGTCTGTCTGTTCTTCTAGTTGATGTTCTTGCGATTGTTGTAGTTTCTGTTGTATTTTCTCTAACAATTCTAGGCTCTCTTGTTGAAACAATAGTTTCTCTAACTGTTTCTAATGAACCTCTTGCTGAGTAATCTCCTTCACCAGCTGTTTCTACATCTGAGTTTAAATCATTTGTAGATGAACTTGTCAATCTGAATATTCTTGTACCTGTTCTCCATCTTGGATTTGCGTCTACCGTTGGGCTAGGAATAGCGAATGTTCCAGACAATGCACCATTAGCGTCTGACACGATATTACCACCTAAAGCACCTCCAGTTGGTGTAACATAGGCAGATACATCAATGTTATCAAAGTATGCATAAACTCTAGTGTTAGGTTTAAATCTTGTACCTGTGAAGTTTATCGTTCTACTTCTAATGAAAGGTATAAATGCAACATTAAGAACTCTATCACCTAAAGACCGTCTTACAACCTGTGGTACGAATACACTTCTAACACCTGTTCTAGTTTGGTTAACTTGTTGAACAGTTGTAATTTCTTGTGTCTGTAATACTCTTCTAGGAACACCTCTAGCAAATGTTTGTTCTCTTCTAGTACCACCAATATTTCTAGTTCCAGCTTCTACTGGTCTTCCAACCCAATTATCTTGCCATTCATTCCAAACTGTACCTAATTCTATTTCTGCTAAGTTAGGATTACCTAAGTTAGCTGCCATAGTATCGAACATACCATTTTGGTTAACTACTAATTCTGGTACTCTTTCTGTTTCTTTCCATTCATCTCCTGGTGGGTCTAATTCTATTGTACCAACCCATGTGAATACATTGAAAGGATTAACATTTAAAAATTTACTTGCAAAAGGTTGGTCAATTAAAGTTTGTTCAGTATAAGGTAATGTAATTAAATCTCCAGTTTTTGCGTAATTATTATCTGTTCTATCTGTAGCTAAGATTGTTGTACCGTCATCATCAGCTTCGATTAACTGAACTGAATCGGTTTTACATATAGGTCTTGCCTCGCCTGAAGCCATATCCATAGCAATCTTGTAATCTAAATTACCAACATCACCAACGCCGTGACCTGTAAAGTTATCTACGATAAATCCATTTTTAAATCTATCAAAACCGTCTGCGTCTTGTATCTGTAATTGTTGTGTTTGTGTTTCTAACAATGAAAGTTGTGTGTAATACTCAACATTCTCAATTCTTTTTTCCAATCTACCAATATCTCTCATTGTATATCTTCGATTGTCAACTGTTTCTATTTCAATCTCTTCGGTAGATAAAGTATAAGGAGCTAGTGACAATGTGTATAAATGCATTGCACCGTCTAATGATTTAGGTAATTGTGGGTCTAATGAAGAAGCGCCTTCAACAACTTTAAATTCACCATCTTTATTTAAAAAGATTTTATCAATTCTTGATAAGTAAAATTCAAAGTCTGTAGTTACATCATCACCAAATTTAACAACATCAACTGTTGAAGCACCTGTACCGTCAAAACTTCTATCTTGACCACCTGAGTTAATTGTACTTGCGTCATCTACTCTTGGTCTAAAGTCTAAACAATCTCTTAATTGAAAAGATTGACCTGTTGTATCTGATTTGTATTCTGGAATATCTGCATAGTCAACAACACCTGAATATGAATCAACATCAAAGTAATCTCCAGAACCATGTGAGAAGTAATCAAAATCAACAAGTAATCTACCTGTTGGTGTTAACTCACCATCTTTTAATTTAATTCTACCAATGTCATAGAAGTTATCTCTTTGACCATTGTCTAACTCAAATCTTGTTGTGATATTTGTATCGCTTGTTGTAGCAACTGTACTAAAGTCAGCAGCCATATAAACATTATTAATTTTATAAACATCAGCCTTGCCTAAACCTATTGTACCACTTTCAATTGTAGCTTGTGTAGAAACTGCTAATGTTTGGTCTTCGTTTAATGTTTTAGTTTTTGAACCTGCAACTTGTCTATTTACAGTTGCTAAAATTCTTATCTCTGCGTCAGCGTATGCTGTACCAAAATCAAGGTCAAGTGTTTTACCTGTAGGAGAACCTGATAATGTGAAGATTGCGCTAGCGTCTGCATTGTTACCCGTAATACTTAAATTATCGCCAGTAGAACCAGATGAAGCTGCATTAATAGCAGTAATAGAAATCGAATAATCACCCTCAGCTAAACTTGCAAATGTTTCATTTGTACCTGCTGAAATTTGACCTGAACCAGATGATAATTGTAAAACAAACTGTCTTCTTACTTTAAAGTTTGTATCTGTGATACTATTGTTGTTAGTTGTTTTTAAAGTTTTAACTGCTTTGTTTGGTAAATTAAATATTGAAATATTTTTTTGTTGGTCTTGTAATTTTCCTCTATTTCTAGTTGCAACAGATTTTGTTGAAACATCTGAACCACCAACAGCTGCTGATAAAGTTAAAGTTGTATTTGAAATAACGGCTTCAATAATTCTAGTTACTGTTCCACCTGCGTCTGTTGAAATTGTGATTTCATCGCCAACTTTTAATTCTGTATTAAATAAAGTACCAAAACCTGTAACAGAATCGCTACTATTTGCTATTGTGATATTACCTGAAATTTGTAAACTTTCTCCGTATGTAGCAATTCTTGATACATCTGAAGTATAACCAGCACCTGATGTTCCTGGTTGACCTAAATGTTTAACTGCTGAGAAATCATAACTTCTAACACCTTTTAGACCAACTGCGTCTGCTTGAATAATTGCTGTATTACTTGATGTGCCACCTGTGATTGTTTCACCTGCAACAAAAGCACCGTTTACACTTGAACAAACTACAACTCCGTGTGTAGCTGTACCGCCTGAAGAATATGCACTAAAACCAGAACCGTCAATTGAAGTTGTGCCATCTGTGTCATATAATTCAAAATCATTTGTGCCTGGATTTCTAACTGTATAAACATTACCATTTAATTCTGTCATACCACCAACACTTGCGATAGTAACTTGTTGTCCTTCTTTAAGTGAATGACCTGTTGCTGTAATAACTACAGGATTAGCTGCTGTAGCACCTGAAATAGTATGAGATGAAGCAGTTGTTAAACTTTCTACAGTTGCTGTTGCACCTGAAGTGCCACCTGTTACAACTTCGCCTGTAGTGAATGCTGTGTTTGTTCTAACATTTAAATGTGTGAACATATTAATGTCAAATAGATAATGTCTGAATATTGCGTCTGAACCGTAAGTGTAACTTGTAGGTGTTCCAGTTACATATTGAAAACCTTTTGACTTAGCACGACCAATTGATTTAATACTTGCACCTGTTCCTGTGTTTTCTGTTCCAGGTGTTCCGTTTAATGTGTCGTATAAATTAATTCTTTTAAATGCTTCAGCGGCAGCAGATACAAACCCTACTTCAGGTGTACCAAAAATGTTTGTTACATTTACAAAGTTACCTACATCAAATTTTGTTGTAAAGTTATTTTGTGTATCAAAATCTCTTGCTTTGTTTATATCTACAAAAGTTGTTCCAATTGTTTCAATTTCGTAACCTTTGACATATGCTTTACCTGGTCCCATGCCGGCTGCAATTTTAGTTTCTAAACCACCGTTTGCTGATGAATAGATACCTCTATTATTACCTGAAATTAAATGTTCTCTTAAATCTAAATCAAAATCTCTTACAGCATAATCACCTGATTCATCAAATGTTCTTCTTGCTAATGTATCTTCTAATACTGCATAGTCTGTTGTTCTAACTTGATTTTGTAAAATACCTGCTTTTAATCTTAGTAACTCTACAAAGTTTGCGTCATCTGTAGCAGTTAAAGATTTCTTTGTAAGTGTTAAATCAATTTTAAATCTGTGAGCACCTGGAGCGTTAACATTTGAAGTTCCTTGTGCATTATCATTTAAACTTAGGTCATCATTTGGTGTTACAAAAGATTCTGTAACTAATAGACCAACTCTATATGATGGTGTATTTGTATATTTGTCTAAAATAAGTGTTTGTTCGGATACATTTACATGAAAACCATTTATGTAATATGTTCCCTCAGCCACATAAGCAGCTGCACCTGTAGCTGTTGTATCAACTACTGCTGATACTGTTGTGACTACTGATTGTAAAGTTGTTGATACCGAAATTGTTTCGCCATCTGTAAATGAGTTTGCTGTATTACTTGTTCCTGAAGTTTCATACTGAACATATAATGTATTAGGGTCAGTACCGTCTGTTGCAACTTGATTAATTACTTTTGCAACAACACCTGAAGTTTGACCAGTAAGTTGTAGTCCAACAAAGTCAGTAAGTGTAACACCAACTGCAGCTGAATCTGTAAATGAAGTTAACTTAACAGCATAGTAGTTAATGTTATATCCAATTTCACCAGGAATAACCATTGCACCTTTTTCAAAAAGATGGTCTGATACTCTTTCTACTTGATTTTGTAGAATTGATTGTGATTGTGTTAACTCTCTAGCCTGAACTGCAAATGACGGTCTAAAAAGTATTCTATGAAACTTCTTCGACTCACTAAAGTCATCATAATAAGGCGAGAGGTTAAAGTCAGTTGGACTTGGCATTTAACTCTCCTAAAATTCTATAACTAGTTTAATATTCTCTGTTTGGTCAGCAGCTCTTGTAATCGGCGCTCTGTTCTCAATATAAAGAATATCACCAGAGTCAGCATCCATTTCTGAAGCAGAATATCCACTTGTAAATACTTGACTGTTAATAGTGCTTGTTGATGTTGTTGGTGTACCGTTAGCACTAGATGATTGTCCTGTGATAACATTTTGTCCACTAAACGCTGTTTGGTCTCCGTTACTATCAATACCTTCGTCTGTATGTCTAGTTTGAATGTAATATAAAATACTGTTTACTGAATCCCATTCTACAACTTTACCAACTGCACCTGTAGTAGCTTGATTTATTTCTTCGTCAACTGTAAATGTTCCTGTAACACCTGAAAGATTAACTGCTTTTGTGCCTCTTAGTGTTGTTGCTGTGGCAGCTGAACCGCCTGAATTTGGGTCTCTAATTAAACTTATTTTTCTAAAGTCGTTTGCAACTGAGAAGTCACTTGTATTTGAACTTTCTGTTCCTTCAAGTGATGTATTCATCATTACATAAAATCCACCTAATTCTTCTACTGCATTAAATCCGTGACCACCTTT